GGAGAAGAGTGATGGCAACCAAAGATTCTCGGCTGACACGCGCAGGCGTGTCGGGCTACAACAAGCCCAAGGCAACCCCTAGCCACCCTACCAAAAGCCACGTAGTCGTGGCAAAATCCGGTGAGCAGGTCAAGACAATCCGTTTTGGCCAGCAAGGTGTGCAGGGGTCGCCAGACGGCTCTAAGCGCAACGAGGCGTTCAAAGCTCGCCACGCGGGCAACATCGCCAAAGGCAAAATGTCTGCTGCATACTGGGCAGATAAGGTAAAGTGGTAGTTTTAACCAAGGAGCCCATCATGGCAACCAAGAAGATGAACCCGTTCGGCAAAGGCGAATCCAAGAAGATGGAAGCCAAAGAGAAGAAGATGGCTGGTAGCGCCAAAGCCTACGCTGCCATGGAAAAGAAATACGAGGGGAAAAAGTCCACCTCGAAAATGAAGTGAGGCCAACATGAAAAAGACGATCATGTTCAAGCCCTGCAAGGGCTGCCCTACCCCCGCCAAGTGTGCCAAGATGGGCGCTTGCGCCATGAAGGCTAAGGCGAAGTAACATGGCTACCAAGCCCGGACTTTACGCCAACATCAACGCCAAGCAAAAGCGTATCGCTGAAGGCTCTGGCGAAAAGATGCGCAAGGTAGGCAGCAAGGGTGCTCCTACCAAAGCTGACTTTGTGCAGTCCGCAAATACTGCCAAGAAGAAGTAATGCCGTTCAAATCAAAGGCTCAGGCCAACTTGATGCGAGGCGCTATGCACGACCCTGCCTTTGCAAAGAAGGTAGGTGTCAGTAAGAAGGTTGCCACGAAGTTCGTTCGTGAAGACCAGAAGGCCAAGGGCGTAAAGCCCAAGGCCAAGAAGTAATTACTTCATCCCCGCGTTGCGGGTACGCGCAAAGGAGCGGTTAGCGGACTTGGGCACTGCACGCAGGTTGCCTGATCCGTTGCCGCCGCCTTTGACGATGGGCGTCTTGTGGTCGACGTCCTTGCCGTCACCCTTGGACACCACACCCTTCTTCTCCATCTCAGAGCGGGCAGCGTTGCGCTTTGCACGGTTGGCAATTTGCTCTGGTCGGCCCTGATACTTATCATATTCAGCACGGTAATTACGTGGCATACATAATCCTCAGTAAAAATTTATACGTGTTTCCATCTAGCACCTGACAATATTTTACGTATATTGCGAGGACTAGCCAAAAATTTACGCGCTAAGTCTGCTACAACCACTCCGCTGTCTGCGAGCTCGCGTATCTCTATAACCTTGGCTTCTGTTAGCCTTGCTGCATGGTGGAGTGAGCCTGCTACGCCGCCTATTCTGTTTCTTGCGATCGCATCTGCTCTATTATCCGCGCCGCTACCAAGATAGAGGTGCTCAGGATTACAGCATTTCTTATTGTCACATTTGTGGCAGATAAGTTGATACTGTGCTCCTACCGTAGACTTCTCAATAGTTGGCAGAAGTCCATGAAAATAAGCAGAAAGTCTATGCGCCAGTACGTTTTTACCGTGCCACTTCACTTGGCCATAGCCTGAAGACAATATGCTTCCTTGCCACTCATGACATCCGTTTGCCACTGGCAATACCTTCGATAAAAAACTTTCGCGAGTTTGTTTTCGCATCAGTATAGCCCCTCTAGGTATGGCGGTTTATACCGCAATCCTTTGGCAATCTTGCCGTGCTCGTTGAACACAGGCTCGCCGTTCTCGTTGTACTTTGACCAGTTACTGCGATTCACGGCGTCGACTGCATCGGTCATCTTCATGCCAGCGCAGTGGCCAACACCCACAGATGTAACGATCTGGTCGGCCAACGAGTCCAGCAGCTCTTTGCGGTCATGGACTACGACATTCTCTTGCCCACTCTTCAGGCGGTCGGCCAGCAGCTTGAGTTCGTAGCGCAGGTTATTCCACCCACCGTTGAACTGCACGCAGTCCAGCATCTCCACAAACTCTTCCACGTGACATCCCAGCTGAATGTCCAGTTCCCGGGCAGTGGGGTCAGGCCGACCCCTACGGTGCCACAACTCGATCGAATCAATACTCATCGTCATCCTCTTCCATGTGTTCTTGCAACAGCTGCGCTTTTACAATATCAAGGCACCCAAGCACAGTTGGCAGCAACACAGACTCGTCGTATTTATGCAACAGTTCGATTACTTCGTCGACTATGCCCTGCGCGATGTCTGCATCGTACTTCATGCAACTGCTCCTAATACTGCGAGGGTGATCTTACTCTGTGCACGGGCTGTTGTGCCCGTCAGGCTGTCAACAAAGCGTGGGTGGTTCAGATTCACGATCATGCACTGCATCTGGCCCGGGGCGTGCTTTGGGCAGCCCTTGAACATCGTAACGCGGTCACGGCGGCGCAGCAGTGCGTTCTCAGCTTCCAGCTCCCGCTCGATGCGGTCCAAGCCATCACGCTTGATCTTGAGCCATGAGCGCAGCTTCTCAGCGTTGATCGCCACTTGGCTCCCCGGCATGATGGGGTTCTTGTCGTCATAGACGATCTTGACCCGGGCCACTGCACGCTCTGGTGCTGGCATCGTGACCTGCTCAACCCCTGAGCCGTATTTCTCTTTGCACTCAACGATCTGGTCGTTGTGCTCTGCAAGGAACTGGCCCACGATGTCGAACACATCGGTCTTGTGGTCAATGGTGAACTGGCGTGTCTTCTTGATGTGCGTGATCAGGTGGTCAATAGTGCCCTGCACATCGAACGGGAACAGGCCCAAGGCTTGACCAATACGCCCCATACCCCACGCAGAGATGATGGCTGTACGGTAGAAGCGCTCCTGTGGCTCGAACATGAAGTTGAACGTCTTGGCGAATGATGCCTCGGCCCACTTCCACACAGCCTCTGGACCGCCCTTGTCGATCACCACCTGCACCAGCTCAGGGAATGCCCAGCCGTTGTTCTTGGCCATGATGTCGAAGAACTCGTAGCCATCGCTCTTGCCGTCCTCGCGGGTCTCAATGAACGTACGGTCATGTTGTGGCAACTCCAAGCAACGGGCTTTGAGCGGCTCGTTGCCAGCCTGTGCACCCTCGAACTTCTGCCAGATCGAGATGTTGGTCGTCATCAGCGTTGGCCCATCCCACGTGGCTGGGTCACGCAGGTCGCGGTCTTTGGTCATGGACACCTTCTCGCGGCCCATGCTCAGCTGGTACGTCATGTCAGCGATGTCTTTGTCATCTGCTGCAGTCATCTCGTCGATGCAGCATGGCAGGCTGTTGAGCACACCACGCTGCTTGTACAGGGCATTGGCCGTGTCTTTCTGGCTTAGGAACAGCTGCTTTGGCATGCCAATGAGACTGTTGGCGGCGATCAGTGACAGGGTCTTGCCCGTGGTCGTTTCTGTTGAGTAGATGGACACCACAAGTGTGCCATTGCCAGCCACAGGTCCGAGGATGCCAGTCAGCGCCAGCAACACAGCAGAGCGTATCGTTTCAGAACCCGGGCGGTTGAGCATGTCCATGCCGCGAACCCACTCGTCGCGGGAACCGTGTGCACCGATCAAGTTCTCAAACGACTTGGCTGGACCGCGCAGTCGTGTGTCAATGCCGTCATGCTCTGCACCAAGCAGTGTCGGGCCACACATGAATGAGCCATCCTTCTGCCAGCCGAAGCTCACGTAGTCCTGTCCAGTCGGTGCCTGCTGCTGCACCATTGTTAAGTAATCCATCAGGAATCCCCGCACTTTTTCTTGTTGGCCAATGTTCTTCACGTAAATCTGGCGGTTCAGCAAAAAGGAGCTGAAGTCTTTGCCGAGCGATGCCAGCACCGTCATCTCGTGGGGCTTTTCTTTCCAGCCCGTCATGGGGTACTTGACCATCAGCTTGAACGCTGACTTGCCACTCTCGTCGTCGTTGTACACACCAGTGATGTGCATCTCGTATGGGCTGATGTGGTCGAACTCAATCACTTCTTGCGCCACCTCGTTGCCGTTGGCATCGGTCGATGAAATCTCTGTCTTGACTTCGCGGTAAATCTGCCCGTTCTGCACAACATAGCCCTTGGGCATGGTGAACACAATCTCTTCGCCTTCGTCATTCTCGACAGCCACCTCGGTCGCCACGGACAACTGGGCAGGGCTTGTGATCTTTCCACGGCTCGGGCACCCTTCGCAGCCCTTGGCGCACAGCTGCTCGAACTTGGCGCACGTGGTTGGCCCTGTACCATTCCAACCGTTGATCTTGTCGAGACTGCTGTTGAGATCAAAGTCCTTGTGCTTGCCAGCGATCTTGATGACCGCTTCACTTACATCGGTGCAATGCTTGGCCAGACCAAGTGAAGCACGCCATAGAGGCTCAGGTACATCACGACCAGCAGCATCAAGGCATCCACCAGAGTCAACAAGGGCTCTGACTTGATTGCATCTGGAGGCCACTGCGTCAAGGATGACATCGTTGGAGTTGAGTACGGCAGCAAGTATCGAGGACTTTGGCTTGCCTGCACGCGGTGTGAGCGCGTTGGATGATAGTTTGGCACTCTTGCCGAACCACGGCTTGAGCGTTGTGAAGAGCGCAGCAGCATCGTAGTCTGGGCAGTCCGCAACACACCGGACGTCCTTCCATGGTTGCTGTTTCTTGTGGTGCGTGCCAACGGGGCGGAGCACCATGGATGGGTCATGGATTTTTGAAGTGTCGATCTCAACGCCGTTCTCCTCTAGCGCGATGCGCAGTGCAGTGGATGCCTTGACCCAATGATCTTTGCGCACGCTGGCAACAAGTGGCCAGTAGCAGTGAATGCCGTTACCGGACGATATGACCATTGGCTTTGGCATGCCGATCGCTTTGAGTGCTGCGACCATCGCGGTCCAGCCTTCTTTCTGTGTCTGGTATGGTTTGTCTGCACCGATGTCGAGGTCAAGAGCCAGTGCCTTGAACCACTGTGCATGCTCTTGCTTGCGATGCCACTTTTGTTTGTTGTTGTCGTCTGTGTAGCCGTGTCCGGCAAATGAACCAACGCCGAAGTAGACGGTGGTGTTGGGCTCTGAGTCCCAGTCAATGATTGATGCGACCGCGTCGTCGATGTCGGCGAACGAACCTCTGTTCCAAAATATCCCACGTGGATTTTGGCCTGATCTGTCAGGCTTGTGGGTGCAGATGACGAGTTCGTCGAGCTGGGCAAAAACGCGAGTAAGAAAGTGTTTGGTGTCCAAAATGTGCCCCTAGATGAAAAACCCCGGCCTAAGCCGGGGAGCCCTTAACGAGCAGTGATTCTATTACTCGTCAAACAGGCTGTCGAGCTTGGCAGCCAATTCATCCGAGGCTTTTACTGGGGCAACTGTCGGTTTGGTCTTGGGTTGTGCGGAAACAACAGGTGCTGGAGCTGCAGCCTCTTCTTCATACGCATCATCCACAGCGGGTGCGGCAGGAGCTGCAATGGCGGTCTGTGCCTTGGGCGCAGCCAATGCTGGGCCAGCGGCTGTTGGAGCCATCTGGCGAGTCGCCACTTTCACAGAGTCGCTTGCCAACAGGTCATCCACACGAGTGATGGCTTTCTCTGGCACATACCCCTTCTGCTTGAAGGTGATCTTTGGGAAGCTGGCGGCGTCGTCGAAGCCCAACTCAGTCACAACTTCTTCAGGGCCAATGCCGTAGTTGCCCAGCTCTTTGAAATACTCACGCAGAGCTTTCATACCGCTTACAGGCACAGTCAGGCTGTAGACCTTTGTGGGGTCAGCAGCAGCCACAACAGCGAGGTGACGCTGGTCAGCGCACAGCTTGGACTTGGCACCGGACGGCAGAATCTTGGAGCCCAGCACGTTGTTGGGGCAGTCAGCGCAGGCGCTGTGCACAGGAGCGTCAATGCTTGCGTCAGCCTTCAGGCCATCGTTGGACCAGCAGTCAGGGCGGACGTTCTCAGCGGATGCGTCGAAGGCTTTGCCGTAGAACACTTTGGAGACGCGAGGGTTGGCACCCACGATGATGGTGTCCAGTGTCACGCCCACGGTGGTCTCGACGCCCTCTTCGTTCAGGCGATAGCGGCCAGCACGGATGCTGATGCGTGGGATGCTCACGCCGTCAGAGACGATGGCAGATGCCACGGAGGACTTGGTGCCAGCTTGTTGGCGGGCTGCGATACGCGCTGCGATGTGCGCTGGGACGTTTGCGATCATGTTGCTCATTAAGTTACTCCTTGGATTGCGCTTTGCGCATGTTGAACACTTTTGTCGATGAGAAATTTACCCCGGGTGGAGGTGCGCCGTTGGCCTCGATGTAACTCTTGACCCCCGTCTTTGATGCTCGGCTCTCAACCATGTCCCAAGCATCGTGCTCTTTGCAAAAGCTGAAGAACTCTTCACGAGAACCAACTGTTGCGGTGTGATGGGTAGACCAGTAGGCCGTACCGTGCGGAGTCTTGACTGTCTCCAGTCCGTCTTCCTGTGCTTTCGCTGTCATCCAGTTTTCAAGGGCCACCATCTTTTCTGTGAGCTTGGCCTTGGTTGTCTTGTGTTCGCGTTCGAGAGCTTCAATCTCGTTGCGAACCTGCAGATACCGCTCTGCGGCAATGTCGTAGTTCATTCAGTTACCTCGTTTCTTACTCGTCACTGTTGATGCCTTGCACCAAATTCAAAAACTCCGCCAGTGTGTTTTTCTTTGCGCGGAGTCGGCGGTATAACTCTGCTTCAAAGCCGGTGGCCCAGATGTGCCACACAGTCGTTTTGCCAGTTGTTGTCAACCGGCGAATCCTTGCATTGGCCTGCTCGTATTGCTCAAGTGAATAAATAGGCGCAAACCAAATGATGTCCTTGGCGCGTGTCAGTGTCAAACCGTGCGCAGCAACCTTGGGGTGGGCCAGCAAAATCTGCGGCTTGTCCGTGTGCTGGAAGTCGTTGAATATCTGATCACGATCCTTTTTGCTTGTGTCCCCGTTGACCATTGCAACATCGAAACCATCTGCGGTGAGCCTGCTCAACATGCGTTGTTGTGACGCTTTGAACGGCATGAAGATGATTGCTTTGTCGCCGATCTCCGTGAGTAATTCAGTGAGTGTATTGTACCTCTCTGAGTCGTCCATGTCAATCACACCGCTCTCGCTGATGACTGAGCCGCAGCAGATTTGCAACAGCTTGGCCAGCACCACGGCTGCGTTGGGCGCAGTCACTTCGCCACCAGCGAAGATCGTCACCGCCTTGTCCTTCATGTCCTTGAACGCCTTCTCCTGCTGCTTGGTCAGCTCGGTCTTGCGACCTACAAAGTTGGTGTCAGGCAAGTCCTTGCACTCGTCCAGTGAGAACCTGATCGAAGGCTGCAGCACCTTGCGGCATGTCTCCAGTGCGTCAGCACGTGGCACCCAGCGGAACGTCGTCACCTTCTGCATCACCAAGTCTTTGAACGTGGTGAAGCTCTTGGGGCACTGTGGTGAATCCACCAGTCGTGCCAGTGTCCATGCGTCAGCTGGCGTCTGCGAGATGGGCGTGCCCGTCAGCATCCACAGCCATGGCTGGTTCTTGGTCATCCACTTGGCGAATATCTTGTACCGCTGTGAGCTTGGTGACTTCAGCGCTGTCGCCTCGTCGTAGATCACCACGTCGAAGTCATTCAGCTCTGCGGCCATGTTGGTGAACCCGTCATGGTTGATGATGACGTACTGCACCCCGGGCGTAGCCAGCAGGTCAAGGCGCTTTTGCTTTGTCCCCGTGCAGATCACGAACGAGCGATGAGGCAGGTGATGCTTGAGCTCACGACCCCACACGACTTTCACCGTGGACAGCGGAGCGATGATGAGCACCTTCTTGGCCACACCCTCATCAAGCAAAAAGTCAGCGGCCCAGATCGAGCTGATGGACTTGCCAGTACCCGGAGCGTTAAGACACAGGGCACGCTTGTGCATGGTTAAGAACGCTGCAGTGTCTTTCTGGTGCTCCATCGCTGTGAAGCGACCGGGCCAGTTGTAGTACTGCAATATCGGCGCAGGCACACTGAAGCCGAGGTTCTTGAGAACCATCGACTCATCAACACCGTAGGGCATGGCCAGCATGTCTTCGCCGTTGTGCTGCAACAGCTTGGCATGGGGGATAGCTCGCGCAACAGCTGCATTCTCATTGCTGTTGATGATGATCTTGCGCTTGTCAGGTATTACGAGCATTCAGTGCCACCCATGCTTTGAACGTGAGCGCCCATTCGTCCACGTTGGTTTCTCTCACGATCCAGACTTCTCCGCCTGCTTGCGATACAGCCGCGATCTCGCGCTCTTGGTTCGCAGTAGTAGTCCCCTTGCCGAACTTTGTCTCCACAGCAAACCCAAGACCGTTGACGATGCCAACAAAGTCAGGAATACCAGCGCGACCGAAACCGTTAGCGGGAGGCATAAACCACCAGCAATCTGGTGTGCTCTTGAGTACGGCCTTAACCACCTTCTTGACATCTTCTTCTTTCTTCATCGTTTACCTTTCAGTCTCGCGTCAGGGCAGAACCCCTTTGCTGGGCACCATGGGCACAGGCCCGATGGTTTTGTTTTGAACACGCCGAGGTCAATGACTTCCTGCACCATGTCAAAGCGAGGCTCCAGTGCCCGCCACAGCGAGCCGAGGAACCTGCGCTCATACGTGGCGTTTGTCACCTCGTCGAACTTGAGCCAGATGAACGAGGTCTTCACCTTCTTCACCTGTGGGTAATGCCAGAACACCATGGCCGCAAACAGCTGCAGCTGTGTCGGGTTCTCCTTGACCTTGCCCGTCTTGTAGTCGAGGCAGTAAGCAGTGTCACCGTCAACGACCAGCACGTCAGCGATCGAGCGAATCCACACGTCCTTGGCGAACCAGTCCACAGGCTGCAGCTGGCGGTTGACGGACATCTGATGCTCGAACAACTTCTCGCCATTACGTGAGGTGATCTTTTGAACCAGTGGTCCCCAGCGCCCTAGCGACTGCTTATTCTCCAGTGTGTCCTCCAGCGCAATCACCGCCTCAGTTGCTTCTTTGCCAGCAACCAGCGCGTGACCGTAGGCCTCCAACACCTTATGCACCCTGTCGCCGTACTCTGACGCTTCGTTCATAGTGCTCTGCACGCGCTTGGACACGTACAGGTAGTCGAACTGCGCAGGGCATTGCTCGAATGTGGAGAGTCGGCTGAACGACAGAGGCATTGGTGTGGTCATGTTTCTTCCAGAGTTACTTTTGCAAGTTGCACGGTGAGTTGCTCAATCATGTCCTGAAGAATCCTGCGTCGGTTCGGTGATGGCTGCGCGAACTGCTCCGGCATAGTTACCATCACACTGATTGGGCCATCTACGCACTGGACGCCAAACCAGACTTTCGACTCGTACTTGTGCGCGTCGTGATCCCATTTGACTTGTGCCCAATGCGGCAAGCGGTCAGTAGCCGAGTAAGTTATTGCCATTACTTTGCATCCCCGTAGGAAGGTCCAACACCAGTCTCGCACGCTACGGGAATGCTGCGGCACCACTTGGGTGTTAACGACAGACACTCTTCCATGTACGCACGGGCTTCATCAAGTTCTTCATTCCTCACCACACAGACAGCCTCGTCATGGACGGACAGCTTCACTGGGTAGCGCTGATTGATACGTGCAGTTTGCCACATAACGATCTGCATTGCAGCATGTTGCGATAAATTTTCTACAACTTTCGCGCCGTGCAGGTGCACACGCTGACGACCCATGACGTAAGTCCAGTCCTTGCCGTCGTGCTTCAGGTCGTTGTACATCACACCGGGCTCACCGGGGCGACCAAAACCATCCCACTGCGTCACGAACCAGCCGTTGACATCCACGTTGACCATGCTGCAGCCGTTGGCTATGTCGGGCAAGACGACCTTGTCGCAACGCTTCCACAACTCCACCACCTTGTAGTGCACAGACCTGTACAGGTCCACGATCTTGTAGGCTCGGTCGATGTCAATCAGCTCAACGCCGGGGTCAGTACGTTTGGCCAGCCGCACCATCTCTTGGAACCGCGCAGCACCAGCGCCGTACTGCAAGCCCAGCATGGCGGTCTTGCCGAGGAAACGCTCGGCCTTGTCCTTCTTCGTGATCTCTCTGCCGAACAGCTTGCTTGCAAAGTCGCAGTACAGGTCAACGCCGTTGCGCAGCTTCTCGGTCACGTCATCCTGCCCAGCCAAAGCCATCACCGTGCGCAGCTCGATGTTGGAGGAGTCACCCACCAGCACGGTGTACCCGGGCGGAGCCAGCAGGGCATCACGCAGGCCCGCAGACGGGCCACGCGCAGGGATGTTCTGCCAGTTGATGGAGTTACCCCCAGAGTAGCGCCCAGTGGTCTTAGCGCCCCAGAAGTTGAGGTACACCGGCAGAGGGCCGCGCTTGGCAGTCTCCAAGAACTTCAGCGCACGTGTTTCAGCGATAGTCGTTTTGACTCCAAGGCGAGCCGCAACCAACGCCTGTACGTCCGCATCGTCGGACTCCAGCAGGTCGGTGAAGGCTTTGTCGGATTTGGCGAAGGCATATGTCTCTTTGTCAGGGTTGGCTTTGCTCTGCTTCATCGGTGGGGTCACACCCAGCTCCAGCAAGCGAGCAGCGAATTTGTCGTTGGACATGATGGTCTCGCGATCAGTCACGGCTGTCTTGAGCAGCTGTTCCTTGCGGATCACCTCGTCGTCGTAGAGCTGTTTCATCTTGGCCTGATCGCCTATCAGCAGCGGCTCTGTGAACATTCGCACAGTCATGTCGATCAGTCGTGCAGCCAGTGGCGGTGTGAATGGGTCGAACTTCTTGCCCAGCTCTTTGCACAGCCATGTGTCGTGCTTGCAGTACTCCGCGTACTCCTCTAATTCCGTGGGATTAAAGTCAGCGCGTCGTTTGCCCAGCGCCTTGGTCACGGCTGTGCCTTTGTCCGGCAGGTTGTATTGCTTGGCAAGGTTAGCCAGTGAGTGCGATGTCAGGAATGGCAGCAGCATACGGCCTTGGCCGAGGGTGTCCATCCACAGCTTAGGCCTGATGCCGCAGCGTTGCGTCAGGATGAACCCGTCGAACATGGTGTTGTGGCAGCGCACAGCGCTGTTGGCCCAGTCGAACGTACCGTGCATCCAGCCGATGGTCTCCAGCTCAGAGCCAGAGAACCACACAGCAGGCTCATCGTTCTTGATGACAGACACGCCGACGATCTCAAAGCGGTCGTCGTTGATGTACGCATCGGTCTGCATCTTGGTGAGACTGAACTGCTGGTCGTAGTAGGTCTCTAGGTCAACTGTGAGGATGTCCATTACTTGCCCTCATCCAGTACGAGTTTGCTCACAACCTGCGCGATGAATTGCGCCTGCAGCTCTTCCAAGTCTTTGGCAATCATGCGCTCGCTGCCCACAGCCATCACGTAGCCGTTGGTCACGCGATCAATCTCGATGCTCACACGTTGGTACATAGAGAACCTAGCATTAGAGATCGAAGAACCTGACAATATAGCTTGGTTGTACGCCTGCAACTGTGATGTGGCTAGAGTGTTGCTGTTGGCCATCGTTGCCTGACCAAGAACCCCAGAGCCCATAGAGCTACCAATCGCCCCTTGCGCAGCGTTCTGTAGTGGGTGGTTAGTCATTGGTTTTCTCCAGCGAAAGAGCGAAGAGAACGCAGCACGCAGCGTGTGCCAAGTGGGAGATGGAAGTCTCTGAATCGCACTGCTCACCACGTGCACTCGCTGCAAGGTGTCTGAAGGCAGCCGCGAGATAGCGCTGCTCACCGCCCTCGACATGCTTCCAGTTATCACGTGCGTACTTCTTCGCGCCGAAGTCCAGCACCCGTACAACTTCTTCGACAGCGTCCCACGGAAGGAGCGTGTAGTCTGGTTTGTCTTTGTCATATTTGCGTCCTTGAGTTGCCAGCATCTGCTGCATTACTTCTTCTTCTTCTTCCTGTGGTGTCCAAGTTGTCAGGTCGGGGAACAGTTCGAGTTGTTTCATGATCTCTCCAATGCTGCAATGCCCAGTAAGCGAACGACCACGTCTTGCACGGTCTCGTCATCCTTGACGATGAATGTTGGTGGGGTACGTGGTGGACCAGACCGCACTGTGTACTGGTCTTCTAGCCGCTGTGTATCCATGCGCACCAGTGTGCCGTTGTCCACTTGGACGATGGTAAACCGCAGCTGTGTGCAGCCTTCCAGTACATCATAGCGACCAGAGCTTGTCGATGGATGCAGTGCTTCCGGTGATTCCCCTCTGTATTTCAGCTCAACTTTTTTACGCTCTTGCTGGCGCAGCGCCCACTCTACGATTTGTTTCTTAAACCAGTTCATTCGATCTCCTCTATGCGTACTTTGACGCGGATTGGTTTGGCTTTGGTATTGCGAAAAAGTTTGACTGTCGTGGACGCCTCAAACGCAGGTGCCCTGACTTTCCACAGCAGCGGGATGCCATCGTCACTGAGCATGAAGCTCCTGCCGCCTGTCTTGACGGCCCATGCTTTGATGTCTCGTTTCATTCTTTGCTCCTGTCAAACGTAGGCAGTGGTGCCCAGTGAGTCCAGCCGTCTGCATCGCGCCAGCTGCCGAGGACTGCAACGCCGAGGCGCTTGTCGATCAGCAGCATCTTTGCGCTCAGTGGTGGTGGAAACTCTTTGGCATCGCGCCAGTGGTTGTTGACATCGACCACAGCAAAGCGGTCGTGTGTGAGTTTGTGGTCAGTCATTGCCATAGTCCTTTGCCGCCAACGAAGGTGGTCTTGATGTTCGCCTGCTTTTGTGCCTCAACCTTGCGCACGTAGCTTCTGCGGCTACGCACTCGCTGGGGCTGTGAACTCGCAGGCTGTGCATCTTCACCTTGCCCGAGCGCATAAATCTTGACGCGGTTACGCCCATCAGTGTGCTTCGAGTAGTCAACAACGTAGATCAGCTCTTTGGCTTTCATCTCGACAAGCATCTTACCGACAGTCTTTGGGTTGCACTGTGCTTTACGCGCCAGATCAAGCCTGCTGTGGGGGCCTTGCAACAGTGCCTTGAATACTTGTACTGCTTCTTCTATGTTCATGCTTGCTTCTCCTTGAATCCGCGCCATTCCTTGTTTTGCATCCCGCGCCGTCCTTTAGTGCTCCGATCCATATCCAACGTGAACGAAGTGTCACTCCAGTATTTCCCGTTCCAAAAGCTGTACCCCAAATAGCCAGCGAGGTCTGTCTCGTACACCCCGACATGCACGGGTTTGGTTTCTACTGGAAACCAGCGTGTCATTTTTTTGCTCATGCTTGCTTCTCCTTCAGTGTTGTCCAGATCACGTTGCCGCACCGAGCGCAGCAGTACCAGTAGCTCCCCGGTGTGCGGTACTTGATGCCAAACATTGTTGGCTCCCAGCGGTGTTTACAGGTCATGTGTTCCCCCTGAAGTATTTCCAAACTTTAAAAGCGGTGTATGGGATAAACCAGATGGGCAGCGTTGCCAGCAATATCATGCCCACGGCCCACATCCATGCAAACTCTACAAAATCGCTCATGTGTTTCCCCTTGCTCGGATGGCGGCGGCAGTATTTTTTGCACACGCCAGCCAACCACGGTCAAATTCTTCTATTTTTCCGGTTGCTGAATATTCATCACACACCTTTGCACACGCCTCACGCTCGACTTTGACCGCAGCGCACCAGCCCTCCCATGCCCAATAGGCAGCAGTACCCTCGACATAGTGATTATCTTCAGTCAGCAAGTCTTCGTTCCACCACTTGTTGAATTCTTCAGTCATTTGCGTAATACCTTTCATCGCCGTGGCAATAGTCATCTTCTTTCACTGCCTCGATTTTTTTGGGCTGAAGTCTTGCCCGCTCATCAGCACGGACAAGGGCTTCAAAGGCTTTGAGTCTTGAAAGATGCCAGTACGAAATTGCCCCAGCTTCTTCAGCCATGTCTATCGTGTCTCTCATGTGTTCCCCCTTGCTCGGATGGCGGCGGCGCAGTCTTTTAAGGTTGCTCGTTCCCATTGTCTAGATTCGCCAACAGGCGGCAATTCATCACACACC